CGCTCCACGCGGTATTGTTCGAGTTGAGCGCCGCCGATGGCGTGAAGATCGACACCCACGGCGCGGTGGTGGTGAACGATCCCGGTGCCGCGACCGCCGAGCGATTGCCGCTCTGGTCCTTGTGCATGTAGTAGGCATAGTAAGTCGTGGCGTTCGTCAGGGCGGTGAAGCTGAGTTCCTGCGCTCCCGGATCGTAGACCGTCTGGCTGCCGTTCTTGGCCGCTGCCGCCCCGGTGTGGTCCTGCCCGGCTTCGACCTGCGCAGCGCTCGGCGGGGTGGCGCTCGATGTCAGCACCCAATAGAGCGTGCCGTTGCCTTCGTCGGTTGTCACCGCGCCGGTGCCGGTGGTGGTTCCGGTGGACGTGCACGACGCGGCGGTCAGCGAGGGCGCGACCGCGCGACCGCATCGACGAAATCCATGTTGAGCGTGTCGCTGACGCTCGCCGCTGGCGTAGTACCATCGGCCCGCATGACCTCGGCCTGCACATCGTAATTGGCCACAGACCATGTGCCGAGATCGAGGGTCATGACACTGGCCTGAAGGTCCGCCGCCGAAACGACCTTGGTCCACGTGGTATTGGTGACGAAGCCGTTGCCGTCGGCGCAGCGGCGAATGGTGATGATGTCGTTTTCCTGCGGAAGGGTGTAGTCGATGATGACATCCGGCGTCGCGTCGAAGATGTCGCCGTTCCACCACAAGGTGGCCTTGGGCACGGACCCTAAGAGCCTGAGTCCCAACAGCCTCGTCATGTCACGCCCGCTTTTTGAGTTTCGCGCGCATCATCCGGTCGACCGGAGCCCCGTCGATCGACTTCACATCGCGCACCAGGCCGCGCGCGATAAGCTCGGCGGCCTGGTTGCTTGGCATGTCGGGAATAACCTTGCCTTTCGACCACAGGCCGAAGGGCTTCAGGACTTCAACTTTCATGGATCACTCCGCAGCGATCAGCGCCGGATCGCAGGTAAACAGCTTCGAGACGTCGCCCTCATAGGCATAGGCGCCGTGGTGGTTGAGCTTGATGTTCGGATCGAGCCAGACTTCGCCGCCGAGATTGGCCCAGCGCCGGCAGAAGCCATAGTCCTCGCTCATGTAGCGCCCATCGATGAGCATACAATCGAACAGCGCATAGGCAAAGTGCTCCTGCTCGGCCGTGAGGCTTGCCGTACCGGTGTAGTGCAATTCCGGGTGGGCATCGATCAGCCGCTCGAACACCGATCGCCGGATCAGCAGGAAGCCGGTAGCGGCCTCGAGGATTTCCACCGCGCCGGAAATCGGACAGCCGCGAATGCTACTTTCCGAGCCCGGCTTGAAGTTGATGGCGTAGGTTTCCGGCAGCTTCTTTTTCGGATAGGCACCGCAGATCACGTCCTTGTCGGCCCGCAGCAGGCGCAGGATCGACGACGGTTCCCACTCGATGTCGGCGTCGATGAACAGGAAATGTGAATGCTGGCTGGCCATGAATACCGCAACAAGGCTGTTGCGGGCCCTGGCGATCAGGCTGTCTCCAGGCGCGGTCACAACCTCGACCGGCAAACCATAAGCCTGCATGGCCATGGTAGTGCGCAGCATCGACAGAAAATAGGCGTTCGTGACCTGCCCGCCATAGCATGGCGTGGCGATCATCAGGCCGGTGAAGCCGGTAAACGCCGCCCGCGACGCCTGGTCCGGGCAGACCACCCAGCAGCGGCCCACCGGCCAGAACTTGGTGCCGAAGGCCTCTGACACCGCCTCCATGACGCCCGGCCAATTGATATCGTCGCCGGCGATCACTCCGCCAGGCTTGAGCTTCGGCGTCCACGCCTTGATATCGGCGGCCACCGAGTTTTTGTCGTGACCAGCATCTATGAAGATGAAATCGACCGAGCGGTCTTCGAAGCGCATCGAGGCTTCGAGGCTGCTCACCTGATGCACGGTCACGCCACCGCGAACCGGAGAAATGTTCCGCAGGAAGACGTCTTTCAGAGTCCCCCGCTGCACGTCGGCGTCGTTGTGGTGTGCGGTTTCATCAGAGCCGAGGAAATGGTCGACCGTGTGGAAGTCGATGAGCTTGCCAGCGTTGATGATTTCGACCGCCATATAGGCAGTGCTGCGGCCTTTCCAGGCGCCAATTTCGACGAAGCGGGCGCCTGGGCCGAAGTGGCGCACAGCCGCGGAATAGATCTCCGCAGCCGCGAACCACCCCGGAATTGTTTCGTAAAAGTGATCCACTTAGGTCTGAGGCTCCGAGCCAAGACCACTGTAGATATGCACCGCCGCGATGGCGCCCGCGGTGTTGGTGGTATCGCTACGCGTCGGCGTTGCGGTCGTGCGGATCCACTTGTGCGTCGGATAGGCCGCCTTGTGGTTCTGCAGATCGTAGTCGAGGGACACCTGGCCGCGATAGTCGACGTTGCTGTCGCCGGTGGTTCCGGTCAGCACCACATTCGCCGCCGTAACGCGGTCGACCGGCGTGGTGAACGCCGAATCGGCCGACGACTGCAACTTGATCGCCGAGACGTTGAGCGAGTCGCCGCTGTCCGCGTTGAACTGGACGGCGACAACAGAGCGCATGGTCCGGGGGTTGCCGGTCAGGGCGGTGATATCCACCGCCGCGCCGTTGACTGCCGCCTCGCCCGCTGCCGCGACGAGGTTGGTCCGGGTGAGGATCCTCGACCCGATATCTCGTGCACCACTCATGGTGAAACTCCTTCCGTGTTGAGGTTTATTCGCCCATCAGGGCGACGACGGGACCGGCGTTCGTGGTATCGCCGATATCGTGAATGTTGATGTCGAACCGCTCGGTTGCCTTGATGGCGATCTGGTCCTCGGCGAACTTATACTCGGTAGACCGAGCGACGGTCATGCCGCGCCGGTCGCCGAAGGTCGCCGCCATGCCGATATCGCCGAACAGGATCATCGCCTTGTCGGAGAGATCGGTGGTGGCGGTCGGCATGCTGGGCGTGATCTCGACCGGATAGCCGAGATACTGGCGCAGGGTGCGGCCAGAGGCCTGATCCTTGGTGGTGCCGCCGGCGTTCTGGAGAAGCCGCTCGAACACCAGCGACCATGCCACCTGCGAGCAATACCAGGTCGGGTTGCCCTTCACATAGACGTACTGAGGCAGCTTCGCCATGACGGTCGACAGGTCGGCCGCGTCGATTTCGGCGAAGGTGTCGTGGTTCGAGGCGGCATCGACCGCGCCTGCCAGGGAGCCGACGCCGTCGTTGAACAGCGTGCGGAAACCCTTGATGCCGTGATAGGAACCGGTGCCGTCGCCGGCAAAGCCAGCGGTGTCCTCGGCCACAGCGAAGGCATAGGCCATCTCGGACACGAGAATGTCGGCAATCGACACGACCGCGTCCTCGTCCAGTTCGGACGACAGCAGCGTGAGCACGCCCCACTTGGCGGCCGTCAGGCGAACCTGATTCCAGCCCATGGTGCTGTCGGTGATCGCCTGGGCTTCGCCGACCGGATAGGCGGTCAGACCGGAGGCGCGGCGCGGAATGGTGATGCTGTCGCGGCCCATCGGCATGACGCGGCAGAGACGGCGGAACATGCCATATTCGTCGCGCAAGTCGATGATTTCGGTCGAGAACTCGTCCGGCACCAGATAGCCGCCGGCCGAGGCCGAGCCTTCCGAATGCGCCTTCTGCAGCACAATGCCGTTTTCGCGGCACCAGCCTTGCGCCTTTTCGTTGCCGAAAATCGACGCCAGCATGAAATTGCCGAAGCGCAGAGCGCGCAATTCGGCATTCTCGCCGCGGAAGTTCTTCAGTTTGGCGTTGCGGGTGCCCGGCGGCAGGACAATGCCGGACTTCGGCACGATCAGCCCGGTGTCGGTGGGCTTGGCCAGCGCGCCCTTGAGCTTGTTGGCTTCCTCGGTGCGCTCGATCTTTGCCTCGAGATCGGCGATTTCGCCTTTGATCCGCTTGTAAGAGGCCTGATCGTCGGCGGTCTCGGCATAGCCGTCGGCGTTCATCTTGTCGACGAGGGCCGACAGGTCGTCGACCTTCGCCGCGCGCTTGGCGCGAAGTTCTGCAATAGTCATGGCTTGAAGCTCCTGTTTTGGCTGTGTCTCCCAGCCGGGCTGGGGAAGGACCGCGGGCTGCGGTCAGAAACTCTTGATGCGCGCCAGATCGAGATCGCGCTCGCGGCGCCGGCGGGAATCAGCAATGCGCTGGGCCGTGGCCGCGCGCTCGATGCGCTCGATCCGCTCTTTCGAGACCACCACAAGTCCGAGCTTGGCGAGATGCGCTGTATACTGGTCGACCAGCGGCTCGATATCGATTCCCATCGCCTTTGCGTCGATCAGCGCCTCTGGATTGGCCGGAATGCTGACCACCGAGAATTCCAGCAGCTCCTGCTCCATGAAATCGATGCCGAAGCGGCGCTGCGGATCGTCGGTGAAAGCGTATTTCAGCGGCACGAAGCCGACCGATGTAGCGTTGAGAAACCCGGCCTTGAGCATGTCGAACACGGTGTCGTTGAACCGCGTCATGCCCGGAGGCGTGAATTCCGCCTCGGCCTTGAGCTTGCCGTCCTCGATCCAAACCTTGTTGGCGCGCGCCACCGGCAGCGACGACGAGTCGTGGCCCCACAGTACCACAGGGTTCTTGCGGAAATTGTCGAGCTTCCAGCCGTCAACCGCGATGGTATCGCCCATGCGGTCGACGCTGGCGGTGGAAATCGTGAATAGGATCGACCGGCCGTCGTCGGCCGCCTTGATCTCGGTGTCGAAGGAATGCCGGACTTCGATTTCGTCTGGCAATTGGTCGGTGTTCTGCGCCGCCTGGCGGAACTGATCGAGGCTGCCGAAGGTCTGCTTAGGCATGCTTGGTCTCCTTCCGCTTCGCCGGCGGTTTTGGCGCCGGTTCCGGCGCGGCTGCGGGCGCGTCCAGCGGCGAAAGATTCAACGGTCTGAAATACTGATCGCCACCCTCGACGCGGTTCATGTTTTCCTTGTCGCGGATATCGTTGTCGGACAGCCAGCCGTTCATCAGGCCGACCGCATAGGCCTCGTAACGGCTCTTGATGTCGCCTTTGAGCAAAGCGTCGGGCATGAATTCGAAGAAGAACTCGCCCCGCTCTTCTTCGAGCAGCAAGTCGCGGCTCAAGGCTTGCTGCCAGCGGGCGAAGATCGACATTAGGCAGTCTTGCACGTACTCGATCGACTGCATTTCGATGTTCGAGAACGTCGCCCGGTCGAGATCACCGACCTTGTGCGGCGGAATGCGGAAGATCCGCCAAATTTCCGAATTTTGATACTTGCGGGTTTCAATAAACTGCGCGTCGGCGTTGTTCATGCCGATCTGCTTCCATTCCATGCCGCCATCGAAGATCGCCAGATTGTGGGCGTTCTCCGGGCCCTGAAACCGCTGCTTCCAGTCGGCGCGCAGCCGCTCGGCAGCCTCTGGACTGATCTTGGTCGGCAGCACCAACGCGCCGTTCGGCTGGGCCGAGTTCCCGAAGAATGCCGCGCCGTATTTCTCGGCCGCCATGGCGTGACCGATGGTCTCGCGCTGCCAGCTGATCGGCGACAGGCCGGTGACGCCATCGAGCGAATTGCCGCGCACGTGCAGCATGTCCTCGCCGGGAACCGTCACCTGGCGGCCCTTCTCCATGGTGACCCGATAGAACAGCTCCCGCCCGTCGTTGAACGTCAGTATCTGCACCTTGGTCGAATCCAGCGGCCACAACGCCACCACCTGGCCGCGGGCGTCGATTTCCTTCACCGCATAGGCGTTGCCGTGCAGATCGCACTGCATCTGCATGATCTGCTTAAATTCGAACGCCGTGTTGCGCGGGTTCGGCTGTTCGAGCAGCAGCCGATAAGCCGGGTGTTTGACCGCCCGCTCCTTGCCGCCGTCTTTCCGGCGCCGGTAGAGATGCACCGGCAGTTTGGCAATGTCCTCCGAGCGCACGGTGATGCAGGCCCACACCGCCGACACCTGCATGGCCGACGTCGATGTTACTCGCACCCCAGCGGTCGAATTCTTCGTCGACAGTAGATCAAGCCAGAACGCATTCGTCCCGGTCGATTTCTCCTGGCGGCCAAAGATGCGCGAAAGCAGTCCCATCAGGCGAAGCCTCCGCGCGCCATGATTTCAGACGACGTCAGCGCTCCGAGAGAGGGGTTACGGCTCATCAGCATGACGGCGTTGAAGGATGCGACGAGCGGATCGATCTTCGCCTTTCCTGCCGTCTGCTTGGTGATCAACACGGCGTTTCCCCGCTGTTCGGTTCGTGCATTTCCGACGCACCATGACATCATGCGTGAGCCGCTGTGCCAGAGCGTCCCGTCTTTCAGTTTCCGTTCCATGCCCCAGCTGGCCGGCGAGAGCGCGGAGCCCTGGCGAACCGACGCAAGAACATCTCCGGCGATATTTCTCCGAGCCAACTCGTCGACGATTGCCGTGATGCCGTAGGGGTCGAGACCGATTCCCACCTTGTCAGGCATCAAGCCACAATCTCGTATCTGCTCTACGTAGTCGCATAATTCGCAGATGTCCTGCGTTGGCTCGTCTCCGCAGATCGTCAGGTCGCCGTCTCGCTCGAAATCTCGCAGCGCCTCCACGATATCCTTGCGGCGCTCGAGCACATCGGTTTGCGCCCAGGCGTGGGTCCAGAGCAGCCAATCCTTGGACGCCTTGCAGCGGCCCATGACCGCGAGCCCGAGAAGGTCGTCGAGACCGCCGCCGTCAATTCCGACCACCGCGACCTCTGAACGGTCGAGCAGGCTTTCAAGGGAGAGCGACGTGTCTGCCGCCGACAGCCAGTAATCGGCGCCCCGCCAGCGGTCAGAGTGAAGCGCGAGACCGACTTCAACATTCAAATGCTGCGACGCCCAGCGGCGAAGTTCCTCGTCGCCCTTATCGATCGCGCTGTCGAGATCGGCGACAAGGCGTTCGATGGAAATCGACTTCCCGAGATTCGGCATTACCATCGGCCAGAATTCAGGTTTGAGCCATGGTTTCTCTGGATCTGTCTGCATGGCTTCCGGAAACTCGTAGAGCATCGGGAGCATGCGCACGTTCCTGGTAATCCGCCCGTCGCGCACCCCGCGCGCATACTGTAGCTCGGCCTTGAACACGCCGGCCGGAGGCTCATCCGACTGCGTGGTGATGAAGATCAGCACTGCCTCCGGGTTGGCGATCATGCCGCCCCTGATCTGCCCGATGACCCTGGCCGCATAGCTCGACTTCGACAGCAGATGGAGCTCGTCGACCAGCACGGCGACTGGCTTGGATCCGGTCATCACGTTCATGTCGAAGGTCTTGATCTTGACGAATGCCTTGTTGCGGCGATCGGTGATCTGTTTCAGGTGGTGCTGCACCTGAAACCGCTTCTGCAAATAGCCCTCGGCATCCGACTCGATCATGCCCGACGCCTGCGAGAACGCCAGGTCGGCGATTTCCTGCGTCGGCGCCGTCAGGATCATCTCGGCGCGCGGCCGTTTGTTCTCAAGCAGCAGCGTGATGATCACCGCGGCGCCGCCGGTCGTCTTCGAATTCTTCTTCGGCACCAGCGCGAAAATCTCGGACACCATGCGCTTTCCGTCGACCACGGACCCACAGACCGCCCGGACGATATCTCGCAGCCACTCACCAGAGGCGTCAGCCAGAAGAGGCTGGCCAGGGACGTCCGGCAGGCGAAGCTTGTTGAATATCTTCACGGCGCGTTCGGCCTGTTCGGCGTCGAGCGGAAGATCTGGCAGCAGGGAGCGGCGGCCCTTCAGCCGTTCCTGCCAATCCGGGCAGGCAAACGTCCATCCGGTCAATTGAGGACTTCGCCCCAGCTGGTGTCTTCGTGCCCGGTGGCCGCGTCGATGTTCGCCTGTTCCTTCTTGCCGATCTTCGGTTCCTTTTCCCCGGCCTTGACCGGAGTGGACGCATAGATCGACCAGCCGAACCGCGCCTGGAGGGCGAACATGGTCGCCTTGAGCGCCGTTCCGTCCGTGCCGCTCGACAACCGCAGCAGATTGCTGATCAGGCGAGCCTCGACACGCGCGAATCCGACGTCGAGTTGCTTGCGATAGCGCTTGCGCAGCGTGACGTCGCTGATGCCAAGCACCAGGGCGATGTTTTCGCTCGACACGCCGAAGCCCGCCAGCGCTTCGACCATATCGCGGGTCTGCGCGGTCGGCTCATGCCTGGGGCGGCCCCTCATGGTGCCAGTTCCTTGCGCTTTGCCTCGATCCACGTGCCGTATGATTCGAAACCATCCTTGCGGAAATCATATCTGGCGTCGGCGACGTCCTCGAAGCTCTGGCCCGTAGCCTGCAGCGTGGCTTGCTTGCCGGTGAAGTCCTGCCACCGCTTGATCGCCACGTCGACGTAGAGCGGGTTCAACTCGATCGCCAGGACGCGGCGGCCGCATTGCTCGCCGGCAATGATCGTCGTGCCGGATCCGGAGAACGGCTCATAGACCGCGTTGCCCGGAGCGGAATTGTTCTCCATCGGCCTCCGCATGCATTCGACCGGCTTCTGGGTGCCGTGGCCTGCGCCAGAGTCCTCGCGGGCTTTGATGTTCCAGACGGTCGACTGCTTGCGATCTCCATGCCAATGGCCCTTGCCGCCCTTTCGCACCGCGTACCAGCATGGCTCGTGCTGCCAATGATAGTCGCCGCGGGACAGCGCAAATCTGTCCTTGGCCCATATGATTTGCGAGCGCACCTCGAGGCTGCAAGCTTCAAGGCTGTTCTGCACCTCACGGGTGTACTTTCCCGCATGCCACACATAGGCGACGTCGCCGGGAAACAGGGCCCAGGCCTCTCGCCAGTCGGCCTGGTCATCGTTCAGAACCTTGCCCATTTTGGCCCGGTTCTTGTTGACGCCGGCCTTGGCCCGCCATTCCGGGTCGTATTCGACGCCATAAGGCGGGTCGGTGACCATCAGGTGTGGCTTTTCCTGCCCCAGACAGGCCGCCACAGCGCCCGCGTCGGTCGAGTCGCCACACACCAGCCGGTGGCCCCCGAGAAGCCAAACGTCGCCCAACTGTGCCACAGGACGGGCCGGCATCTCGGGAACATCGTCGGGATCCGTGAGCCCTGAACCGGGACTGGCGAACAACCGGGCCAGATCCTGGCTCGAGAAGCCCGTCAGCCCAACATCGAAACTCAGCGCCTGCAGCCCGGAAATCTCCACCCGCAGCAGGTTCTCGTCCCAGCCGGCGTTGAGCGCCAGCTGGTTGTCGGCCAGCACATACGCCCGCTTTTGCGCCTCACTCCAGCCCCGCGCCACGATCACCGGAATGTCGGCAATCCCCAGCTTTTGAGCTGCCAGGGCCCGGCCGTGGCCGGCCAGAATGCCATTGTCCTCGTCGACCAGGACGGGCGTCGTCCAGCCCCACTCCTGGATGCTGGCGGCAATCTGGTCGACCTGCGCCGGCGAATGGGTCCGGGCGTTCCGCTCATACGGTCTCAGCGCCGAGATGGGGCGCCGTTCGATGGTGTGGGCCGGCCAGTCCTGTTTTTTCAT